CAAATAGCCGCATAGAGGTGAAAAAATGGCAGATACCACAACGACCAACCTAGCACTGACGAAACCAGAAGTTGGTGCGAGTACTGATACATGGGGTACAAAGATCAATACCGATCTTGACACGCTTGATGCTATCTTTAAGGCAGATGGCACTGGTACTTCTGTTGGCTTAAATGTTGGCTCTGGAAAGACTTTGAATGTAGCGGGAACTTTAAGCGTTGCTAATTTGACCGCTACTGGTACTGTAAGCGTTACTGGTTCTGCAACAGTTGAGTTTGCAGACGGATCTGCATCGACACCATCTATTACAAATGATGGCGATACCAATACAGGAATGTTTTTCCCTGCCGCTGATACGATTGCTTTTGCTGAAGGTGGTGTGGAGTCTATGCGACTTGACTCCTCTGGCAACCTAAGCTTGACAGGTGGCGGTACTATCAATACTGCAAATACCTTTGGCTTTAAGAACCGCATCATCAATGGGGCTATGGTCATTGACCAGAGGAATGCGGGGGCTAGTGTTACTGGAAACGATGGCGTTTATACGCTGGACAGAACTTTTCTTATTACAACTCAATCTTCAAAATTTACAGTGCAGCAAAATGCTGGTTCTGTTACGCCTCCTGATGGGTTCAGAAATTATCTTGGAGTTACTTCATCTTCTGCATATTCACAGTTAGCAGGTGACTATTTCACTTTATGCCAACGCATTGAGGGATTCAACACAGCAGATATGATGTTTGGCACTGCAAACGCCGCAACATTTACGTTGTCGTTTTGGGTCAGGTCTTCACTTACTGGAACATTTGGTGGACTACTGGCAAACCATTCGGCAGATCGTTGCTACTTGTATTCATACACTATCAATGCGGCTAATACATGGGAAAAGAAAACAATTACAGTAGCAGGTGATACGACAGGAACTTGGGCTACAAATAATACTCGTGGCTTGCAAGTTATGTTTTGTCTTGGCGCAGGCTCAAGTTATGTTGGCGCAACTGGTTCATGGAGTTCCACATACGCTCTTGGCCCAACAGGTCAAACAAATGTCCTTGGAACAAACGGTGCAACCTTCTACATCACAGGCGTACAGCTAGAGAAAGGCACTCAAGCCACATCGTTTGACTTCCGTAGTTATGGTACTGAGTTGGGTTTGTGTCAGAGGTACTGCCCTGTAATAACAGCCCCTGTGAATGGCATTTTTGGAAATGGCTTTATGTATGGAAGCACAGGTTCAATTTCAAATGTTAAGTTGCCAGTTACCGCAAGAGTTCCACCAACAGGGGTAACGGTATCGTCTGCAAGTCATTTCAAACTTTATTGGTCTGGTTCTGATTTAACTTGCACAACAATCTCTTTTTCTTCTGGAACTACCGACTATGCGACTTTTAATTTTGAAGTTGCATCTGGGGCAACCACAAATGCGGGAAATATGATTAGGTCTGGAAATGCTTCAGCGCAACTTACTTTAACAGGATGTGAACTATGAACAAGCCAACTTGGAAACTTTATCGTCGCTTTGGTCAGACCGAAGCCGATGCAGTGATACGCACATGGCCTGATGGTCGTCAAGATTCTTGCTTGGTGACTGCTGAAGAATACCTAAAGTGGCTTGCAGAGGGTAATACGCCTCTTCCCGCTGATTCATAAAGAGTAGCAAAATGAGCGATGTCAGCCATGAGCAAATCTACAATCGTTTATTAGCGGTTGAAGCAAAGGTAGATACCATTGATAAGAACACAAGCGATCTAGTAGGCGCTATTGAGGCGGCTAAAGGTGCTGTGAAGGTTCTTAATTGGGTAGCATCTATTGCTCAGCCTGTTCTATGGATTGGTGGTTTGGTCTTGGCAGCGGGTGCTATTTGGCAAACATGGATTAAGAAGTAATGTCTGGGAAGCAACAACTAGATATGCCACCAGTTCCCAATTTGGGGGCTTCTAGCGTTGCTTATTCTCAAGAAGTACAAAACCAAAACAATGGTGCATTGAGGACATTCTTTATTAAGTTGGTCAATGCTATTCAATCTATCACTTCTCGCATGGGTGGAAAGTACATCAATTTCCCTTATGGTGCTTTTCAAGACTCTACAGACCAAGTAGCCGCTAATACAACTACTGCTTATGCGATAACCTTTGACACAACAGACTTCAGTAATGGAGTAACACTGTCAAACTCTTCTAGGCTAAATGTTGTCACTGCGGGGCTGTATAACTGCCAGTTCTCTATTCAATTTAAGAACACAACTAATGACACTCAAGATGTAGATGTTTGGTTTCGTAAGAATGGGACTAATATTGCTAAATCTAACAGTAGATTTGGTTTAGCACCAAGGAAGTCAGCGGGAGATCCTAGCCACACTGTTGCGGCTTTGAATTTCTTTGTTGATATGGCAGAAAATGACTATATTGAGATCATGTGGCGGCCTAGCGATACAGGTGTCAGCATAGAGCATTATGGAACATCTACAACTCCAACAAGACCTGCCGTTCCTAGCGTTATTGCTACAATGAGCTTTGTTTCTAACATACCAACCTGATTGACAAAGTATGGCCTACATTCCACTCCAAATTCCTCCAGGTGTCTTTAAGAATGGTACGGAGTATCAATCTAAAGGTCGTTGGAACAATTCAAACCTAGTTCGTTGGTTTGAGGGAACTATTCGTCCTGTCGGTGGATGGAGAAAGCGCACACAAACTCAATTGTCAGGAATGGCTAGGGGTTTGCTTAACTGGCGTGATAACTCTAACAACCGAAGGATTGCCATTGGTACTCATTCAAAGCTATATGTTTTGAGTGAAAGTAACGTATTGACAGACATTACACCCGCTACATTTACTGTTGGTGATGCCAATGCCGTACAAAAGATTGGCTATGGTTATGGCGCTTATGGTGAATCTGCCTATGGTGTTGCCAGACCAGACTTAGGATCTGTTACTCCCGCTACCACATGGTCTTTGGACACATGGGGCGAATATCTGGTTGGTTGCTCATCTAAGGACGGGAAACTGGTTGAATGGCCTGTAGATGTGAATGTGGACGCTGCCGCTATAACCAATGCTCCCACATCAAATACAGGTCTTGTAGTCACTCAGGAACGCTTTGTCTTTGCCTTGGGTGCGGGTGGTAATCCCCGTAAGGTTCAGTGGTGTGACCAAGAGAATAATACTGTTTGGACTCCTTTGGCTACAAACCAAGCGGGTGACTTTGAACTAACTACTACTGGATCTCTGCAATGTGCCAAACGAATCCGTGGAACTACTATTCTGTTCACAGATGTGGATGTCCATACTGCAACCTATATCGGTCCTCCCTATATTTACAGTTTTGAGCGTGTTGGTACTGGTTGCGGAGTTATCTCCAAGCAAGCAGTAGCGGCTACTGACAATGCCTGTATCTGGATGGCGGGATCAGGATTCTGGATGTTTGATGGCTTTGTTAAGCCTTTACCTTCTGATGTATCAGATTTTGTGTACAGTAACCTAAACACAACTCAGGCATCTAAAGTCTATTGTGTCCACAACTCTGCTTTTGGTGAGATCTGGTGGTATTACCCAAGCATATCCAGTAATGAAATTGATTCCTATGTCACGTATAACTATCGTGAGAATCATTGGGCTATTGGTACGTTAGTACGTACGTGTGGCACTGACAAAGGCATCTTTAGCAACCCTATTCTGGTTGATGCAGATGGCTATGTCTATGAGCATGAAGTAGGCAATAACTACGATTCTCAGACCATTTTTGCTGAGTCTGGACCAGTTGAGTTGGGTGTTGGCGACAGGGTAATGACCTTAACAGGGCTTATTCCTGATGAAAAGACTGTTGGTGATGTGAACGCAAGCTTTAGCACAAGGTTCTATCCAAACGCCACTAAATACAACTATGGCCCATATACCATGTCTTCTCCTACCTCAGTTAGATTAACTGGTAGACAGATTGCAGTAAAGATTCAGGGTAACACCCAAAATGATTGGCGAGTAGGTGTGATCAGGTTTGATGGTAAGCCTGGCAGTATGAGATGATAGATTGCAGTGGTTTTACAGAAAATGGGGAGCCAAAATGGTGGGTTCCTTATTTTCAAGAATCTGAGCAATTATTATTAAATGCGCTAGAATACAGTGACGGAACGCATAGTCTAGAGGATGTCGCAATGGCCCTCGATAAAGATGAAATGCAATTTTGGCCTGGTAACAACACCGCCATCGTCACCGAAATAGTAAATTACCCCAGAAAAAAGATTATTCATGTATTCCTCGCGGCAGGAGACATGAACGAAGTCATAAGAATACTTCCTTACATT